GGGGGCATCTCGACCATCCGGTTCGAGAAGAAGGGCGACCTGCTCAGCTACGTGTACTTTACGGCCCGTGACACCAACGGCTCCGTGATCTCCAACATCGATTGGTCCAAGGTTATCGACAAGGTGGAGTTGATGATCGGTGGTCAGATTATCGACACCCAGGACTTCGAGTACTCGACCGACATCGAGCCCCTGACCGGCGCTCAGACCTTCTCCCAGCGCTACCTGAATAACGGCTCGGCGTCTCAGGCGACCCCGACCAACCAGAAGAACGTCTTTTACCCCCTGAAGTTCTTCTTCTGCAAGGACTGGTCGGTTTCCCTGCCGCTTGTGGCCCTGCAGTTCCATGACGTCGAGCTGCGCATCACGTGGTCCCAGAACCTGGGCACGACCGTCAACTTCGGTCTGACGACCAACCCTCTGCTGTCGGCTGCTCCCCAGGCGACTGGCAACGTGGCTCTGTCGGTCCAGCAGGGCACCCTGGCTGGCTCGAACCTGACGGCCAACCTGACCTTCAGCTCTTACACCGGCCCCCTCTTCCCCGGGTCTCTGGTGGTGGCGCCTACAGCCAACACCCAGACTTCCCTGGCTGTGATTCAGACTGTCAACTCGAACACGGCTTCGCCCATCGGCAGCAACGTGATTGTGAGCTTCGCAAACACGGCCGGTCAGGCGAACCTGTTCACGAGCTCGAACGCCACGGCGACCATAGTGCCGGTGAACGCCTTGGTGAACGTGTACGCCCCGGTGACGACTGGTGTTGTCCCCCTGGCGAGCTCGGTGGCTGTCGGCGCAACGAGCGCGTCCCTGGTCTTCTCGACCTTCTCGAGCCCGATGGGCACTGGTAGCGCGCCGGCCATCGGTCAGTACGTGGCTGGCCTGCCGGTGACTGGCCCGGTGTACGTCTCGGCGGTCAGCGGTCAGACTGTGACTGTGACCTTCCCGTCTCAGGCGGCCCCGACGCAGATCCAGGCCAGCACGGACGTGTCCTTCTTCCAGGGCACGGCCACCTCGACCGTCAAGTACTCGGACCTGATGTTCCAGTGCTGGTCCAACTTTGTGTACCTGGATGAGACTGAGCGCAACTTCTTCGCGAAGGGTGCCCAGGACCTCCTGATTACCCAGGTGAATCGCGTGACCATCCTGACCAACCCGGTTCAGGAGCTGGCCCTTGCTCAGCCGGTCAAGTTCCTGGCCTTCCCGGCTGCCAACTACCCGGCCATTTACGCCAACGGCGCCAACAGCGTGGCCGCGGCTCGCTACGTGCTCAAGACCCAGATCAACGGTGTGGACGTGGGCGAGTTCCGCTCCCTGCCCGCCTACATGGACGCGGCCCACTACTACAACACGCCCTTCGGCTATATCCACAACAACCAGGTGGCGAACGTCGCGATCATCAGCTACTGCCTGGACACGTCCAAGCTCCAGCCGACCGGCACGCTCAACTTCTCCCGTCTGGACACTTTCCGCCTGATTACCGACCCGCAGCTGCCCAACGGTATGCTGGGTCTGACCAACCAGGCCATCAGCTCGCCGTACCTGTACGCCGTCAACTACAACGTGCTCCGCATCCAGAACGGCCTCGCCGGGCTTTTGTACGCGAACTAAACCTTATTTTTTCATATATACGAAATATAAATGCAATTGTGGCAGTGGCTCTTGCTCCTCGGCCTCGTCTTTTTGATTAGCTACAATCCACGCACGGGAAATATAACAAAATATTTTGGTCAGGAAATATCAGAGGGTGATGTCAAATCCCCGAGGCCCACGCGAAAGGCACAAAGCAATAGCGATCCCGATGAGTACAGTGAATGACGTTCCCCACTTTTTGATAGTCCATGACAGGCGCTACAAAGAGTGGACGTTTGTCACCGGCGGGTGTCGCCGACGAGAGGTCTATAACCCACTTCGATGTGCGGTTCGAGAACTCGAGGAAGAAACACGAGGCATGATCAATTTGAAAAGGGGGTCTTACTCCTATTTCAAATTCGTCACAAACACCCCAGAACCCCGAGACATCGAGGATGGGGTCGATGTCCTAAACATTTATCACGTTTACATATTTGATATGCCCATGACGTCTATAGAGCATAGACACATAGTGAAGCGATTTCTGGAAGAAAAGGAGAAGATGGAAGGGGCTCAGGTTCCTTTCCGCAAGAATTACGACGAGAATGACGACTGTAAATTCGAACCGCTGACCATGATAGCCCAGAGGTCGAACCTATGGCCCATGATTCGTCAGCACGTCCTCGGCAACCCTGAATTCCAACAGGCACTCGGAATGTCCAAGACGCCCTTCAACTTGAGGGGTTAAAGAGACCGAGTCCGAAGGAGGACCGTCCCGGTCCGACGGGAGCGGAGCTCCCTTGACTCGTGATCCCGCGCTCCGCGCGGACCAAATAAGTGCTCCGCACGAGGACCGCGGTGCGGTCCGACGGAAAACTTCGTTTTCCTTACTACAGGAGAATGACTCGCTCAAAACTCGAGTTTGCGACGATCCTTGCGACCCTCAGAGCAGATGGTTCGGATCCTCAGAAACTAGCGACTGAAATGTCCCTTCGCCGATTGTGTTACGAAATTGAGAAGATCGAGGCGGCCCAGGAAGCAGCATCGCGTGAAACGGCCCCTCCCGCGTCCGCCGAACCCAAAAAGAAAAAGTACCGGATCCGACCTTTCTGGGCCTTCCTCACCTTAGAGAGTTCGGACGAAGAGTAATCAAGTAATGGAAGCCTGGAAAATCCCAAGTGGCTCTGCGACCCATGTCCTCATGGACGGGGGTATTCTGTCTGTGCCGACCGAAGACACGCAAGCTTTCTATCACACCTGTGTCAACTTGATCAATTCAGGAACGAAATTGTATGTCGTCGAACAAAAGACGGAGCTTTTTAAATTTTTCGTGGACCTCGACTACAAGGCTCAGGAAAAACTCAAGGATGAAGACCTCCTCCAATTTTGTTCCATAATTGCTGAAGAGGTGGACGGGGGACAGTGTCTCATAGCTCGAGCCCTTCCACGACCCGTCAAAGATGGACTCGTCAAGTCAGGGGTCCATATCCACTGGCCAGACTTGATCGTGACCAGAACTCAGGCTCTCAATTTAAGAACAAAAATCATTCTGGGTCTCCGGCGGTACCATGAGTTTGACTGGGACAAGGTGGTTGACGCGTCGGTCTATGCTGGTTCAGGTCTTCGGATGCTCTGGTCACACAAGAAACCGAGCGGTGACCCGTACTTGCCGTGGCGTGGCACGGGACCTGACGGCGGTCCATTCACGCGCGAGTTCTCGAAGGAGCCTCGGACCGACGTCATGGAGCTGTTTGCTATTCGGACCGATGAAGACGCGCGACCTCAGGAGGTGCTCGAACACACCGGTCCACTCGAAGAGTACATCCAGCAGTACATGCTCGGACAGAGGCGAGCGCGCGTGAAAAAGGTTCAGAGGCACGAGCACGACGGTTGGTTCGTCCAGACGGACTCGAAGTTTTGTGAACGGATTGGAGACGAACACAAGTCGAATCACGTATGGTTCTCTGTATTTGATGGTAAGATTCACCAGCGGTGCTTCGACGAGGACTGTACCGAGTTCAGAGGCGAAGACTATATTCTTTCGCCATCAATAGTAGAGCAACTCAAAGATGTTGCTATTGTGGGTAGTCCTACTGGTAGCTTTCTTATGGATGTTTTTCCCAATGTCTCAAGGCAGGCGGTTTGTCGCTTATGAGAAGCGTGTCCATATGTACTCGGGCCTCGACCCGTCTACTTGGAATGAGTTTCTGGTGAACATCAAGATTTTTGAATCTGAATTGGGTACGGCCAATATCGACAAGTCGGCCCAGGCCCTTTATGCAGCCCTCGAGAATATCAGGAACCTCGGTCTTTTCGTCGAGCGGGCCGACGATTCACACATGGCCGAAGACCTCGAGACCATCGCACTCGAACTCGGATATGAAGGTGAATACATGTTGAATCAGAATGCAATCGCCCGCGGTTTGTACTTCTTCCCCAAGTACTTAAACGAGACGGTCAAGGACTACCCAGAAGATGTCGTGCCCACCAAATTCACCAGACGACGCGGCGACCAGTAGCCGCACGCGCTCCGGGCGCGTTTCCAAGCCTCCCGTCCGTTACGAGCCCATTGAGCAGGTTGAGGATGATTACTCTGCTGAAGAGTACGATTCGCACGAGTCAGACACGTGTGATGACGACCCTACCGACGAAGAGTCGGATATGGACGACGAGTCTGACGCGGACGAAGATGGCAACTTGGACGGTTTCGTTGTAGCAGATAAAAGCGAGAGTGACGAGGAGAGTAGTGATGGAGAACCTCCCGTTCCTGAAACAAAACGACCGCGAGCCCCCGTCAAGAAACGCCCCGTCCGAAAGTGATTGGCCGAGGGAGCACCAACGGTACGCGCCACAGCAAGAGGACGTGGTGATGATGGCTCCCCGTGCCGACGTGTTCGAGAGTCTCAAGGCGAACCCCATGGCTCTCGTCCTTTTGGGCATCGTCATCGGCGCCTTGCTCGTGAACATGCGACCGGTCGTCATCAAGAATTAGTAAGTGTAATCTTTGTAAATTTGTAAGATGAATCGAGTTTGAAATGGCTGACTGCATTTCCGGCGATGTATTTCGTTGTTTGCTTGATGCCCTTGTCGTTCTCGACCACGACAGTCAATGGAGGATAGACCTTCATGGTGTTTGTCGTGGCCGTGAGTGGATATGGTCCACCGGGCTTCAGGGTCGTCTCGAGACCAGTGCGGGTGTCCATGAGCACGACCATGGACGTCGGCTGACCCTCCTGAGCCTTGGTGTTCTGCACAACCGCCGGATCCTGAATAGCGTCAAAAAAGAAAAGAGGAGCCGAACCCGAGCTCGAATCCTCCCCGATAAAGTCACCTATAGGGCCCGTACGACCTTCACGTACATTTTCTTGTAAAAAACCGACCCAAGAATTCTCAAGCGTTTGAGAATTGGGTTCCATGTCTCTGAATACCTCAAACTGGCTGTCATAGGCCGGTACAGTTTGAGATATTTGGGCTGGCGCCGCTGGTATGTTCTTGTAGGCCAACCAGGCCAGAAACACACCTATGGCGAACGCCAACAATATGAAAATCATTACTAATTTAGGCGGCTAAAAAAACTAAGCCTCGTCGCCCTCCGGGATTGTGGCCTGTGCGCCGAGAGCCTCAGCCTCGCGCCGGGCAATCTCAGCCGCGACGCGCGCGTCAGCCAGCTTGACCAGCTCACCCATGTCCATGTCCGGGAACTCCTTCTTCAGGTCGTCGATCAGGTCCGCCGGGTGGGGAATGGGTGGCACGTCGGGCTTGGTGTAGAACTTGCTGTTCTCATCACCCGGCTCGATGAAGGGCGTCTCGGAGTTGGCCAGAGGCTTGGCGGTCATGTCGCGCTTGCGCTTCTCGAACATCGCTGCCGCGGCGCTCTGGTTCTCGCGGTACTTGCTCATAATCTCCTCGAGCTTCTCGTTCTGGTAGTGGACGTCGTTGATCTGCTCACGGTCCGGCGGGATCAGAAGCCACTTGTACATGTCAACCACGTAAATGTCCACCAGAGCATCCTCCTTCTGGAGGCGCTTGGCGTGGCCCGCAGCCTCGTCGCGAGTCGCGAAGCAGCCACGAATCTTCATCCCAAGCTTCTCATTCTTTTGGGGCTGATCGGGGCCGACGAAAGAAATGCACGCAAAAAGCTGTCCTGGAACAGTCAGGTAGTCCTGCTCAAGAGAACCCATATAAGACTAACGAGTGCTTATTTTTTAACTAGATGGACGCACTTCGCAAACTTCACAATCAGGCGAAACGCGAACTTATAACTCGGTGGGTCAACCCAGGTTCGACCGTCTTGGACTGCGGATGTGGCCGCGGAGGCGACTGGCACAAGTGGAAAGCTGTTCAGGCTCGGATCTATGCGATAGATCCAGACGAAGAGTCACTCCTAGAAGCTGAGACCCGTGCCATAGAAATGAACCTGCCAGTCTGGTTCCTGGGCCGGGGTGACATTCGCCAGGCGGCATTCGCAGGCCCATTCGACGTGGTCTGTTACAACTTCTCTCTGCACTATATCTTCGAGGACCCAGAGACGCTCGAGGTGTCACTCAAGGCTCTTGCCCTGTCGGTGGCGCCTGGGGGTCTCTTGATCGGCATAGTCCCTGAACTGGCCCGGGCCGAGGGGATGGTTGATCAGTTTGGACATTTCAAAGATAAATTAGGAAATGAAATTGCGTTTCTCCAGGAAAAACGGAGGCTCATGGTCCGCTTGGTTGACGGGCCGTTCTACGCAGATGGCGGAAGGGAAGAGCCCACACTGGACGCCCGTGTCCTTGTGGCGCGTCTCAAGGAATTTGGATTTGAAAAGCAAGTCTGGGAACCCATGCTGACTCGACCCAACGGACTCGTCTCCGATTTGTACTCGAAATTCGTTTTCAAAAAGATCTCGCCAGAGTAGTAGGAGGATGGTTTACCAGGACCTGATAGTCGTGGCAGTCCTAAAGGCTATAGTCTTGATACTGGCCCTTGTGTTCAACAAGGAACCTGAACAGCTCACGGAGCTCAAGAGGCGGTACTGGGCTATGCTCGATATGCTCAGGGAAACGGGCGACCCCATGTGGATCCCGGTTCTGAAACCATCCATCATCACGGGTCTCAGGGGGAAAAAGGATGGCGTCATAGGTTCGAACGTCAATAAGGGTTACGAGATTTACATCTGCCTGGATGGAGACGATGTAAACTCGGCGATGTATGTGCTCATCCACGAAGTGGCGCACATGTCTGTACCGGAGTATGATCATACGGACAAATTTTGGGAAAACTTCAAGAAGTTGAAGGGTTTGTGCGTCGCCAAGGGCCTCTACGAGCCGAAGGGCGAACGCAAGTACTGTGGGGAGGTGATTAGGGACTGAGACCGAGTGGAGGTCGCGAAGCGACCAGCTCTCGTGATCCCGTCGGGCCACTAAGACCAGGTCCTGCGGACCTCCCCTTAGGTGCGGTCAGCCAAAAACTGCTTCGCAAAGTAGAACACGATGGCGGCCACCAGGGCGCTGACGACCATACCCGTCAGAGACAGGTCGCTCCCACTTTCGACAGTAAACTTGGGCACCATCGAGCCAAGCTTGCCCTGGACGGGCTTGGAGAACGCAATCACTGCAGCCAGACCAGCAATGGCCGCCGTGAACTGCTCATCAGTCAGACCGAAGGGGTTCTTGGACGAGCCCTTGGACTCGGACTTTCTGGGCGTCTTCTTGTTGCCCTGGGTCGGCATCGGCGGACCCATCACCTCGTCCTGAATCATACCACCCGGACCCTGCATAACCTCCTCAATCGGAGTGGAGAAATCGGCCATTTGAGATTCGTCAATATTCTTTTCCGGCTCAAACTTCAGCAGTCCGGTTGGGGGACCTTGAGGCTTCTGGGTGACGTCCTCGATAGGGGTCGACATCGTGTCCGCCCCGTTGGGGTCGTACGAGTTCATTGAATTTCAAGAGGAAATTCATTTCGCCTTTTTTACAACGATGGCGGTCGAACCACGGGGTCTTGGGGCTGCGGCGGATGCCGGCCCGGCCTGTGCAGCCCTGGGGTTGTAGAACCTCTGGTGGTACTGCCAGAACGCCGGACCGCCGACCCGGAAGTTTCGGCGGATCGGCGCCTTGTACCAGAAGACGCAATCTGTAATCTTGTTCGACTTGGCGGTGTTGTCGAGTACCAAGCACTCGTAGTTCTCCGTACAAGCGTCCATGACCTGGCTGAATGTGTCGTACGAAGGAAACACGCCGAAGAAAGCCTTGTAGAGGTTTTCACGGTTCTGACGGACGTTGTCCCTGAGAGCAAACACGTAGTCGACGTTCGTACGGATCATGGGCGTCATGTCCATACAGTACTGGGTGGTCATCATGAAGAATATCTTCCAGTGACGACCGTTCATAAAGAGCTGGCGGATACACGTGTCGCGCATGAAGCTCCGGTCGTACATACAGTCGTCCATGAGCAGAAAGACGGCCGGGGTCCTATCCTTACCCATCACCTTCACGAGGCGCTTCTGACGCTCAATGAGCTTCTCGATAGCCTCACGGTTATAGTCGGCATAGACGAAGAGGTCTGGAATAAACTGCTTGTAGTGACCGTTGCCATCTTCCGTACCAGACATTGCGATTCCAGCCGCCAAGTGCTTCTTGTGCCATAGGATATCCGTGACGAGTGTGGACTTGCCGGTTCCGCGCTTCCCGATGAAGACGCACACCTTGTCGTCTCCCATTGAGCTCGGGTCAAACTTTTTGAGCTGAAGACTCATTCCTAGTATTTGATGGCCTTTTTTGAGTTGGGCTGGGGCGCACGAAGTCCCGAGTAGGGACCGCAGGTCCCGTCTCGTGCGGGCGCCGCGGCCGCGAGCCTTCGGCGTCTACGACGCCCCCTTTTTTCCTCCCCATTTACTAGGAATGTCCGCCGGCTACATTCAGCTGGCGGCCATCGGTCAACAGGACGCATACCTCACGGGAAGTCCACAAGTCACGTACTTTCTGGGGGTTTACCGTCGGCACACACCCTTTGTGCTCGAGGCTTACGACATTCCATTTTTGGATCAAAAATTACAGTACGGCCAAAACCACATCTGTCGAATTCCACCCAAAGGAGACCTGGTCAGGTCTCTTATGCTCAAGATGACTTTACCGGCCCTTCAGGTTATCGGCACTGATTGGTACTGGCCCATCGCCCCGTCCGTCCAGAATGCCGCGACCCTAATTTTCAATGGAAATACATCATTTGCGAACGTCGCCCCTTTCGCGGGTATCGATTGGTACTCAACCTTTAACCAGGCCAACTGGCTCAACGGTCCAGGACCCCAAGGCGTCTTCAAACCCAACGTCGCTTACGTGTCCTCTACGAACAAGTTTGCATTTTCGAACGTCGCCAACGTCTGGGTTCCGGCCTTCGCCCCGAACCAGACGAATGTGGGTGTCTTTTGGGGTCTCGACCCTCGAAACGCCAACGGCCAAGTGACGGTCGGGTCCGTCACATACCTCATCTATACTGTGGGGTCGGCCGGTCGCACGTCAGATTTCTCACTCGAACAGTCTGGCTGGCTCCGTAATCCCAGTACGGGTATGCCTGACCCCCCTGCCGGGGCTGGTCTCTTTTTGGGTCTCAATCAGTCCAAGGTGTTGCCGTCGACCGGGTTCATCAATTTTGCTTCAGAAAGCGGCGTGTCCAAGTGGACCAACTACGACTCGACACCATCATTCGTAGTGACACCCGGTGGACGCATCAACTTCCAGAAGACTGGTCTGTACATCATGCGTGTAGGGTTTGGTGCTGACTATGGTTCGCTTTCGAACGTGGCGTGGGGTGCCCAGACTGGTGACGGTGAGCCCGACTTTCCGACGTTCGCGGCTTCGTACCCGTGGCGCGTGTCACCCAATCCGGCGACTCCAGCCATATTTCCCATGAACATCACAACCACCGCCGCCAACGTCTACGTCTATGCCTCGACGACCGGTTCCTCCCTCGTGACCGGCTCGTACGTCTCGATCATCAAGGCGGACTACGTGTTTAGTCTGGCATCTCCGTACGGTTCTGGAGTCTCCTTGACTTCGACGGGTGCCGTGCCCTTCTACTCGAACATCGTTTCGACCGGTTCAGGGTTCGTGTCCTTGGCCGCAGACGCCACCGGCCGCTTCAACATCAACCAGTACGGGCCGATGATCATCACCGGGACTTTGTACCTGTCTTCGAATTACGTGTCGAACGTCCAGCTCGTCGAGGGGGCCAACATCCTTTACACGTACGACATGACGTCCCAGGGTCGCGACCCGACATTCGCCTTTTCGATGCCCGTGAACGTCACGGACACCGCCCGGAACTACTCCCTGAACGTCGCCACAAACAACAACTGGACGGAGACTCAGACCTTGCCGGGCGTCGCCCCCACAGGAACAGGCTCGACCGGTCAATGGACAGTTGCGACTACGACGGGCACATTCCTCATGAATGCCAGTACCGAAAGCATCACTCAGCCAGCTTGGAAAGGATTTTTGACTGGAAATTACTGGCAGGCGGGTTCTCAAGGTATGTACTCTTTGACACCGCCTTACTCGAACGTCGTGGCAGCGCCCGTCACCAACACGACCCCCGGACCCATTTCGTGGGGCGGTGAATGGATTCAGCTCGTCGCGCCGACGCAGACTTTGCTCGGGACGGTCACCTTCACACCCGTCAGTGCCGACTTGGCCCCGGGTGAGTGTCTCATTTTGGGAAACAGTGTCGAGAGTAATGCTGGATGGACAATTCTGAACGGACCGACGACCCTCACGGGTGCCGTCCAGACCGTGACGGTCAACGCTAGTGCAGCGTACCGCTGGTTCCGCGTGGTCTTCACCAAGGCTCTGAACGGCGTGAATGGCTACAAACCAGCTGTGAATGTGTCGATGACCGGCCAACAGACGGCCAAGGTTCTTCTGAACGGCTCATTTTTCATAGTAAATCAGGTTGGTGTGCCGGCAACGACCCTCTCGTCCATCGTCTTACAGTACAACGGTATGTTGATGACCCCTTCGACAACGACGCTCAAGACACCACTCAAGCTCACGACCGACTTTACGACCGTCGGTAACGTCTTTAACATCTCGAACGTGACGAGCCAGAACACCCTCGCATTCAGCAACGTCGGCACGTACATGGTCACCGGCGTCTTGTCGACCGCCGACCAGCTCACGTCCCTGACAATCTCAGGGTCGGACGGAAGTTCGACGGCGTTCCCTGTAGGTCTGGGTATGTACCCACCCGTCACGGTCAACTTGCCGTTCCGCGTGTCCAACACGGCTGTCCGGTACAGCATCAGTCTGTCGGTCAACGGGTCGACCGCCGCCCCGAACCTCTACGCTAACACGTTCCTGGCAGTCTATCCCGTGTCTTCGAACGTCAACACGCCTCCGAATTACGTATATTACGACTCGGTTGCGACGCTGGCTATTCAGTCGGCCGAGCTCAAGATTGGCGGCCAGTCTATCGAGACTCTGACGGGTGAATACATCGAGCTCTGGAACGACCTGAACGTGCCGTACGAAAACCAGCCGGCCCTCAAGCTTCTGACGGGCAAGGGTGACACGTCGACTCAGATCCTCACGGCCAGGACGTATTACGTGAATTTACCCTTTTATTTCTATAACCGACCCGAGCTTGCGATACCTCTCGTGACGCTCGACAGACAGGATGTCGAGATTCACGTCAAGTTTAACACTTTTAACGCTCTGACAGCCATCAGCGGCGTGGTAAATCCCACCCTAGACGCAACCATCATCACCGAGTACGTCTATCTGTCCGAACCAGAGATTAACTGGTTCCGGACGAGTCGGATAGAACAGATCATAACCCAGTGCCAGTATGGGAATTTCAGACTCCAACCCAACTTCACGACGGGCGTGTTCGTCCTCGAGTTTAAGAACCCGATCCGTGAGATGTTCTACGTGATTCAGGCGGACGGCGCAGCCCCTTATGACTATAGCGGAAACGGGCTTCAGAGCATAGGTATGACGTTCAACGGCTACGAGGCGATGAGCGCCAGTACAAATGACGCCGTCTCTTTGGGGTCGTTGGAACCTTTCAACCACTATCCAAACTTCCCGACGCGCCAGTTCTACATGCACTCGTTCTGTATGGAGCCGGGTTCGACGGCCCCTTCGGGCTATGTGAACTTTAGCCGCATCAAGCAGGTTTTGCTGACGCTGAACACCAGTGCAAGCGCACTCGGACGCAACTTCCGCCTGGCGTTTGTGAACCATAACGTTTTGAGATTTGAAAATGGTCTGGCCGGGTTGATGTTCAACTAGTGGAGAGTCGCGCAGCGACTCTCGCGGGCGTGGGGCTTAATTCAAGTTCATAAACCTTTACTCCAGCCTTCGGCGTAAGTAAACGTGAAGGAAAGGGCGTCTGCGACGCTCTGTTTTTTCCTTACCAGTTACTAGGAATGGCCGCCCGTGCCAATTTAGCATCACTCGGCAAAGAGGATGTCATCTTGAGCGGCGAGCCAGAAGTGACGTACTTTATCGAGCAGTACAAAGGTCATGCGCCTTTTGCTCAGCGCGTCGACACCGTCAATTTTCAGGCTGATTACGTGTACTTTGGGGCCGAGTCATATGCGATCCTGCCTCGGTCAGGTGATTTAGTTTCCAAAATCTATCTCAAGGTTAATTTTCCTTTGGAAAAGCTGGGTACCGGGTCTGTCCGTGACTCGGTCGGCACCTTGATGATCGACTATATCGAACTGTACGTGGGGGCCCAACTCGTCGAGCGCTTCTGGGGAGAGTTTCTAGCTCTCAAATGGGACCTCGAGGTTCCGCAGAGTAAGCAAGGGGCCCTGACGGGTCTGATCGGCAAGGGAACCCAGACGCCCGCGCCAACCTACACGGTCCCGATCCCTTTTTCGGTACTCGAAAAGGGTCTGCCGATCTGCGCATTCGGTGAAGATGTGACGATTCGGATGGGTCTTCACCCTTCGACCGTTTTCACCGACCCGACCGTAGTCATATCTCCTCCGGTCAAGATGGAGCTCGACGTCGAGTACACGTACCTGTCCGACCCGGAAGTGGCGTTCATCAAGTCGCATCCTCATATTTACGCATTTGAACAGCTCCAGAAGAATGAATTCTTCGCACCCCAAGGCATCAACACGATCACGTGCCCTCTGACCATCATCAATCCAGTCAAAGAAATATTCGTGACTATCCAGAACGACAATGCCTCTGGATACGACTACTCGAACGTGGCGGGTGGTTCCACCGACCAGTTGGCGAACATGGTCCTGTTCTTCAATTCGACCGACCGAATCTCAGCCGACGTCGGGACCCCAATTTTCCTCAGAAATATCCAGGCTCTCGAATTTCACACTCGAGTTCCCAACTATCTGTTCTATATGTACTCATTCAGCCTCGACCCAGAATCAGTCCAGCCTACGGGTCACGTGAACTTTTCACGCATAGACCAGAAGAACCTCGTATTGAATATGAACCCTAGTCAGGCGAATAGGTACATTACTATTTACGCCCTCAGCTACAACTTCCTGTCGCTGGCGAACGCGACAGCCGAAGTTATATTTAAAAATTACATCTCGTAAATGGAGGCGGCTGCACTGGACATATTTCTGCCGGTCATGGAGTCGGCCGTGGTTCTGGCGGCTCATTACTGCAAGGCGGCCGGTCGGGACTGTGTACAGGCCGAGGACATGCGCATCGGCTTGATGTTTGCGGCCCGGAACGTCGCCGGGAAACACCTGGGGACGCTGTATCCGGAGCTTTACGAGGAGGAGTCGTGCAGCGACTCAGACGAGGACTCTGGCTCCGGGTCGTGGGAAACGGTTTCTGATGGGGAGGAGTCGCCATGCGACTCCGACGACGTCTGGACCCCCTACACCGGCACAGAGGACGACATGGCCCGCCGGATGAACGAGTGCGCCGAAACATGGGACGCATGGGAGCCCGAGACGCCAGCAGAACGTGCGCTCAAAAACGCAGTAGACAAACAGAGAGAAGAGTAGTAGGATGGACTGGGAGTCCGACGAGGAGGAGGAGGAGCAGAAGCCCAAGTACTCCGTGATCCTTTCAGAAGAGGAATACGAGGACGACTTTGAAGGTCCAGAGTCGTACGAAAAGGACCCACTTCAGGACAATTTTGAAGACCCAGATCCCAGCCCTGAAATAGAAGGTTGGGATCCACGTGAGGCTCACCACAATTATTTTCGGCTCCAGTAGTAACAAATGGCCTCTGCTCTCTCCGGTATCGCTCTCCAGGTCGAGGCTCAGTCCGTCAACGCCATCATCGCCGGCTTTGCGTTTGCTAGCGCCATCTCGTGGGTCGATGCCATTCGCTGGGTAATTTCGCAGCTGATCCAGGTCAACAAGAACGGTGGTCAGTACTACTTCCTTACGGCCATCTTCACGACCCTCCTGTCGGTCGTGGTGTTCATGGTCGCCAAGGCGTTCATCAAGAACGTTGAGGTCAAGGAGGCCCAGGTGGCCTACGCGGTTACGCGCGCGTAAGCGGCACGACCTTCACTGGGGCCTGGAGAGGGGCTCCGCCAGGGACAGTTCCTGCGGAACTGGCCCGTGTTTTCCAAACAAAAATCAAACCTAAAATAGCGAGGACGACCAGCCACCACTGAATGCGTGGCCGCGTCTCCTTGGGTTCCGCTTTTGGAATCTGAAAAGTCATCGCTTCTACAATTCGTCTAATCTCGACGTCTTGTAGAGGTGGCGGGGGTGGTGGGGGTCGTTCCTGGTCCTTGATGTGAATTCTCAAGACGAATGCGTTCGTGTCCCACCCCCTGAAGTCAAGGGGGTTCCCGGACTTGTCGACCCACCGGACGGTCAGGCGCTGGAGGCTGGCGATGGGCTCTGGGTACTGGACGGACACGCGGTAGTCCTTGTTCTCATGGAAGTTCTTGATACAGGCCGAGCCCACGTCCATTATGACGGGTGCAAAGTTCCTATTGGCGTTGCTTCCAGAGACGGTTCCCGTGTTGCCCTGGAGCGAACCCGTGTCCACGTGACTTGGGGTCCTGAGCTCGTCGATGTCCAGAAAGATGTATTCGTTGAGTGAGAGATCAACGAGGGTCGAGGACCTGAGGATGTACTTGCCTGTGTACGAAGGGTCTGTGGCTCCGGCCAGAGCTGCAGTGTGGGTCGTGCCCCGGACAAAGCCGAGCATGGTGGCGAGCTCCTGGGAGTGTACGAAGATTGTGAAGGGGGTGCTGGAGCTGAAAATGAAATGGCCTTCGTCTGGGGCGTAATCACAGGTGATTACGCTCGTGGCCGTCAGGGCTGCTGCGAGTCCGTATACGCTGTAGAACCCTGGGTTCAAAGAGACGTTGGACGAGTTGACGGCTAGGACGTTTGAACCACGCGACAGGTTGTACATCGTGTTCGGGACGCGCGCGCTGACCAGGTCGACACGCTCAATGTCCTTTATCGGCGTGGTCAGGTGGAGGACGTAGCTGTTCCCTGAGGGGTACAGGGCTACGTCACGGTTCTTGGAGTCTGCGAAGAGCAGACGGGTCGAAGTCATCCTGACTTCTCGTCCTCTATTTTAGGATGCGAATTTAAGCGGCTAGTTTGGACTCGCGTTTGCGACGGAACAAATAGTCGGCATCGACCACCATTCCCGACCCGGAGGCGAACCGCCACGCAATGCACTCCCACCCTAGACCCTCGAGCCATGGACCGACCTCGTCAAACTTCGGCGCGCCCGCGTTATAGTCGGTGTGCTGCATCTCAGCGATGAGGTACCGTGTGTCCCTGAACGTCTCGAGCGCCCCCCTGATGATGTCCATTTCACACCCCTGGACGTCAATCTTCACGAGGTCCGGGCATGGCCAGCCCTTCTCGCGCACGACCGAGTCCAAGGTTCGCATGGTCCTCCGGACCTTGTGCTTCTCACTGAACGTCTCTGAATTCTCTTTGAAAATTGAGTTCCCCCACGGCGCCTCGTCATTCTGGTAAAAGTCAACATCACGATTCTCGGCCCCGAGCACGCCGATGTGGTACTTTGCGTTACGCTCGACATACAGGGGCTCGACCGCGTCCCACGCGTCGAATGCATAGTACTCGGCCTCTGGGTAAACCTTACGGGCCCATTTCGTCCAGTGTAGCACACATGCGCCGATATCGTAAATCACCTTGGGCTCGAAGCCGCGATTCTTCAGGCGCTCAAGTTCCCTATGGTGAGGCCCGAATTCGCCTGTATATTCCTTTACAGCCTCGGCGTCCAGGTCCATCATTTACTATTAAAGATTTCAAACCTTTAAAGTACAAATGGCCGAGTGTCTATTCCCCTTGCCGAGTAAGAAACCGTGTGGCAAGTCGGCCGTGTCCGGTACCGAGTCAAAGTACGGACCCCTGTGCGCCCGTCACGCTCGCGAGACCAAGGCCGTGGCTGTCCCGTCTGCAACCGTGCGCAAGGTGATGATCGGAACCCTGAGTTACGACGGCCGGATCGACGTCCGTTTCGCCGACGCTCTACTCAACACTATCCGGGCCGCCCCGCCCAACGTGACCATCATCCCCATCTACATGAGTTACGACTCGCTGATCCAGCGGGCCCGCAACGATACGGTCGCCCTGGCGCTCAATAACGGCTTCGACGACCTCATTTTCATCGATTCGGACATCGAGTGGGACCCCGCCTGGATTTTCAAGCTCCTGGATTACCCTGTCGACGTGGTGGGCGGCACGTACCGCAAGAAGACGGACGACGAAGAGCTCTACGTGATCAAGCAGATTGAGAACCCCGCGCCGGTCGACACGCGCACGGGACTCATGAAGGTTGACGGTATCGGGTGCGGGTTCGTACGTCTGTCGCGCAAGGCTATGCAGCACCTGTGGGACGTTTCTGAACCGTACGAGGACCGGGGCGAGAAGCGTATGATTTTCGAGGTTCTCGTCGAGGATGGCGAGATTCTGAGCGAGGACATTTACATGTGCCAAAAGCTGAACCGTGGTGGGATCCCCGTGCATCTGGACGCTCGGATGTGCTGCAACCACACGGGAATTAAGAGGTTCCAGGGCAATTTCTTCGATTATTATCAGAGACTCTTGGAAGGGTTAAAGTCTACGGACTATGAGAAGGAAGTATGAAGCTCGTGACCTATGGTGACGATCCTTCAAAAATTCGGGGGCTACACAAGCCCTATGTAAATATCGGTCTTGGAAAACGGTACGTGGACACGTTTTCGAAGCTCGAAGCCCTCAAGGAGCAGAAGTTCACCGACTCGGAACTGATTTGCTTCGTCGACGGCTATGACGTCCTTCAGTTCGGGGACCTCGATGAAATTGAAAAGAAATTCAAGAGTTTCGGGGCTGACCTGGTCGTCGGCTCGGAGATTTTCTGTTGGCCGAGCCCTTGGCAGGCTCATCTGTTTCCAGACGTGAAAACGAAATACAGGTTCCCGAACAGCGGCATGTACGTGGGGACCGTGAAGGCGATCAGACACATGCTCGAGTGGGATCGGTACCGCATGACGTACGACGACCAAGGGTACTTTCAGGACTGGTACCTGAGGCAAAAGGAGTTCAAGGTGGTTCAGGACCACGATTGTATTTTGTTTCAAAATTGCGTGTTCGTCCCCTTGGACGAGTTCGAGTACCGAGGGGACCGGGTCGTGAATCGCCTGAAAGGGACCGAGCCGTGCTTTTTTCACTTTAGCGGAAAATCACACGAGTCGCCCGACGGGCGGGACGTCATTGAGATGATACGGACGCGCGTACCGTTCACTGAGATGCAGGCGCGGGGACGAGTTGTTCCAGGGCCGTGAGGCGGGCCTCGAGGTCCTGAATGGCCCGGACCATGATAGGAACCAAAGAACCGGTTCTGATTGAGAAACGGTCAGGATTGTGTTTGTCGACCATGTCAAGGAACTCGGCGTTGGCCGCGGTCTGCGCCGCATCCAGTTCCTGTGCGATAAAGCCGACCGAAAAGTTCTGATCGGCAAGTGAACCGTCAGGCGCCTGACCTTCGGGGTACTTGTAACGCTCGTCCCAGCGGTACTTGACCGGTCGAATGGTCTTCATGAAATCGAGACCGATCCCGATACCTTGTATATCGGTCTTGTCGCGCTCATCCGAACTCGTCGTGATGGATGAGGTTTTGCAGTACAGACTGGACGTTCCATTGTTCCCGAGGACGACGAAATTGCTGCCAGATTGAAGTGATATAAGAGCATCATTACCTGAATTGTATCCGATTGCCACGTTGTTAGTACCGGACGTGTTTACGTACATCGCTTGATAACCGAGTGCCGTGTTATTGACGCCGGTCGTGTTGTTCTGCAGCGCATTCACACCGATGGCCGTGTTCTGCTGCCCTGTAGTGTTGGCGAACATCGCATAAAACCCAACGGCCGTGTTGTTCGAGCCGGTCGTGTTCTGATACATCGCCGCCTGACCGACGGCTGTGTTGTTCGCGCCGGTCGTGTTGGTGAACATCGCACCTGAACCGACGGCCGTGTTGGCGCTGCCGGTCGTGTTGCCCACCATCGCCAAAAACCCAACGGCCGTGTTGTTCGCGCCCGTCGTGTTGCTCAGCATCGCACTCGTACCGACCGCCGTGTTCTGTGCGCCGATCGTGTTGAGGTTCATAGCATCTTGGCCGACCGCCGTGTTGTTCGCGCCCGTCGTGTTGCTCAGCATCGCACTCGTGCCGACGGCTGTGTTGTACTGACCGATCGTGTTGTTCTGCATGGCGCTCTTACCGACCGCCGTGTTCGCCTGACCAGTGGTGTTGGCACCCATCGCATCCTTTCCGACGGCCGTATTATTGGCTCCGATCGTGTTGGCGTCAAGGGCACCCGCCCCGACTGCAGTGTTGTTCGCCCCC